TAACCACACCAAGCGCACACACTTGGCGGGCTAACGTGACCATAGACGATCTATCAGCGAATTGTGAAGCGGCCAGTATTTCGGCAATCCCTAATGAAGGGGTCCGATAGGGTGTGGCAATTGACTTCGACAAAGAGAAAATTTCCGTACCGCTCAAGCTCTTATACGCCGGAGCTGTCGCTTTCGCCGGCTGGTGGATCATGCAGCAATTCATGCCCCTGGTTGATCGAGTCGCAGGAATTGAGAGGAGCGTCACAACTCTCCAGGCTCAGCGCCAGGCAGATCAGGAGCGCATGAATCGCCATGAGGAGCGGGACGATGCGTTTCAGCGCGGCAATCAGCGAGGGCCTTGATTACATGGCGGCACTGATACGGGTGATGAGCCTCGGCGGCATTGCCGTGGTGGCATTCGCCGTCGGGATGCTGGTCAGTGCGGCCCAATACGACCTGACGCAATTCGCCGACATGCTGACCATGTTCGCGCTGTGCGTGACCGCAGTGGTAGCCATTCACCACGCCGCACAAGGCGCAGACTGGCACGCCATCGCTGCCTACGGCCTGATGCTCGGCATGTACGGCGCATGGCTCTCTCCAGCCGTGAGCGAATCCGTAAGTCTGTCCCTGTTCAATCTGGCCGTGATGGCCGCCACCTACTCCATCTACAGGAGCAGGGGCTAGCGGTTCAGTTTCAGTCGGAACAGTTCCCAGAACGCGGGGTGCATGCGGCGATGTCCAGATGTTCCTGGCTCGGCCTCCCATTGCTGCCATGAGCGCAGGGTCGAATGCACGAGAGAGGCGGCGGCGGTTTGCGTCAGGCCCGCTTTCTCCCTTTCCGCTCGGATTTGCGCCGGCTTTGGGTTTGCGGCCGGACTGATCCGGCCGCTGCGGTTCGGGTGGTTAGGCATTGGCCTCGAAAACCTCAAATTCTTCGGGCTTGGATGCGCCGGCCGCGCAGAGTTCATCGAGCGACGAGTAACCGGCATCTTCGACCATTGCCTGAAGTGCTTCGTCGGCGGTCTCGGCTTCGTAGTCGCCAACGATATTACCAGCAGAAACGACGGTGAAAGTGTTCATTTTGTATCTCCGCCTCTGAGTCCCGAGGCGCGGTGTAGCACCAAGCTACGGTTTAAAGAGTACGCGCATTGCGCGTATTAGTCAACACCCAAGCACAACTTTTTTCAGGAGCCGCAAATGAAGCCCAGCAAGAAGCCCGCCCCCAAGAAGAACCCCAAGCCGACCATGGGCCGCACCCCGAAGCCCGGCTACAAGGACGGCGGCATGACCAAGAAGGGCGGGAAGGGATGCTGAGATGAGCGAGGCCATTGAGCAGGAAATACAGGCGAAGGGCCTGACCGCGCCGCGCGTCACGCCGTCGGACATTGAGGCCAGTATCGTCAGCGAGCACTATTTCACGGCCGAGCAGGGGGCGTTTGCCGCTTTTGACACGCCGCGAGGTGGTGACGTTGTTCCTCCGGAGCTTTCGTTGCTCACCTTCTGCGTCCTGGTCCTGCGCAACGGATTCACCGTCACTGGCGAGTCCGCCTGTGCAAGCCCGGAGAACTTCGACGCCGAGCTTGGCCGCAAGATTGCCCGCCAGAACGCCTGCAACAAGATTTGGCCGCTGGAAGGCTACCTGCTGAAGCAGAAGTTGCACGATGGGATCTGAGGTGGTGTCCGCGCCTGATTACGTCATCCACGTAGACGTATACGACGCGCAGGTTGGCGTGTTCTCCACGGCGGTAGCGTGGAACGAGTGGCACAAGGATATGGGCATCACCCCTGGCGATGTACAGGCATGTCATGGGCGCGCAGGGATGGTCACCGACCCAGCCGGACTCCCGTGGTTCGTCATGTATATCCCGCACGGATGCCGCACCGAAACGATGGCGCACGAATCCCTCCATGCCGCGTGGTATCTCCTGGAATGGAAAGGCATCAAGGTAGACGCTGACAACCATGAAGCTCTCGCTTATTCGCAGGCGCATCTATTCAGGCGCCTGATGGAGGAATCAATGCCAAATAACTCCAAAGTCTCCCGCTGCGTAACCAGGGTCGATAAGACCAAGTCGAAGGGCGCAGCTATCGCAATTTGCCAGAAGGCGACCGGCCTGAGCTATGCCACTGGCAAGACGCCGAAGAAGGCCAAGGGGAAGAAGTGAGCCAGGAACAGGAAATGGTCATCGTCCCCGTCCAGGGCGACCCGCTCAACGCTGTGACCATGATCTACGCCATCCGCGACGCCGTGAAGTGCCACGAGAAGCGCAGCCGGGCCAGGAGCCTTGCGATTACCAAGCTAGAAGAGGCCGCGTTCTGGATGCGTGAGGCCGCAGTAGAGGAAGGCGAGTAATGGCTGAGATAAAAACCCCTCTCATTCGATTGACTGAGGGAGAGCCATATATTGCCGGGCCTGATGAGGTGGTAATCACTGAGGCGCACAGTATCGCCGATATTGTCAGGTATGCCGTGGAGTGCTCCAGCGTGGACGAAGTGCGGTATCTGGTAGAAGAAATGAAGGATGGGGAGTAGTGGCTAGGAAGCAAATCGACTGGGAGGCCATTGAGCGCGAGTACCGCGCCGGGCAACTCTCTGTCGTTGAGATTGGCCGGCAGAACGGCGTATCTCATACCGCAATCAATAAGCGGGCCAAGGCAGAGAAGTGGAAGCGTGACCTTGCCAAGAGGGTTCGGCAGGAAGTTTCGGCGCGCCTAGTTTCACCTGAGGTTTCAGAAGCCAACGCACGGCAGGCGGTGGACGATGCCGCGGCCCGCGTGGTCGAGGTGGTCCGCGAGCACCGAAAAGACATCAAGGCGGGGCGCCATTTGGTCTCCCGCATGATGAGCGAATTGGACGCGACGACCTCGCAGCAGGACGCGCTTGAGGCGGAGATCCTGGCCGTCACGGGCGAGGATTCAAGCGACCGGCGCCGCAACGCGATGATGAAGGCCATCGGCCTTCCGGCGAGGGCTGGCGTTATCCGAGACCTGTCGAACGCCATGAAGAACCTTGTTGGCCTTGAGCGTCAGGCGTTCAGCATGGACGCAGACCCAAACGATGACGAAGGAAAGCGGAAGACGGTAAGCGATGACGAGCTTGATTCCCGCATCGCTGAACTGCTCGGAAAGGCGTGAATTATTAGGGCTTCTTGAGGAGCGCGCGCTTAGGCGCAGCCGAGAGGACTGCGAGGAGAGTTTCGCCGAGTTCGTCCGCCAGGCGTGGCACGTCCTTGAGCCGACTACGCCGCTGAGGTGGAACTGGCACCTGGATACCATCTGCGGGTATCTGGAAGCGCTGGAGTCTCGACGCATCAAGCGCCTCATCATCACGGTTCCACCGGGGACCATGAAGTCCCTGCTGGTGTCCGTGTTCTACCCGGCATGGGTATGGGTACGCGACCCTGGCCATCGGTTCCTGTCGGTAGCGAATGGCGATAACCTCGCTGTGCGAGACGCGCAGCGCCACAAGTGGCTGGTGGAGTCCGACTGGTATCGCGCTCGCTGGCAAATCGACATCCTGAAGGACCAGTCGGGCAAAGGGTTGTTCGGCAACAACCACAAGGGCGTCCGCCAGGGAATCGGCATGACGGCGAACGTCACCGGCCTGCGTGGCGATACGCTGCTGTGGGATGACCTCCTGGATGCGCTAAAGGCGTTTTCGGATGCCGCCCGCGCAGAGGCTATCGAGGCCATCGACCAGAAGCTGTCCAATCGCCTGAATGACCAGACGACCGGCGGTATCGTGCTCATCATGCAGCGATTGCATGAAGACGACCCGGCGGGCCATCTGCTGCGCTCCAAGAAGGAGAAGTGGGTCCACCTGTCGATTCCGATGGAGTACGACGGTCCGCGGTACGACGCCAGCAAGGACATCGGACTACCCGAACTCAACGACCCGCGCACCAAAGACGGCGAGTTGCTGGACGCGAACCGGTTCAGCCCGCAGGCGATTGATGCACTGAAGGAGCGCCTGGGGAGCTACGGTTCCGCGGGGCAGTTACAACAGAGGCCCGCCCCATTAGGCGGCGGCATCCTGAAGAAGTCAGCATGGCAGAAGTGGGAGAAGGACAAGCCATTCCCGACCTGTCATCACATTTTCGCCAGCTACGATACCGCCTATTCGGAAGCGGACCACAAGGCCGCGGCCTACAGCGCCCGCACGACCTGGGGCGTGTTTGACGACGACCTGACCGGTCGAACGGCGATGATCCTGCTGGACGCCTGGTACGAGCGCGCCGATTTCGCTGCCCTCAAACGCGAAGCGCGCCGGCACTACAAAGAGGCTGGCTGCGACCGACTACTGATTGAGCGCAAGGCAAGCGGCATCTCGCTCATCCAGGAGATGCGCCGATGGCGTGGCGTGAGCGTCCGCGGCTATGACCCTGGCAGGCTGGACAAGATAGGCCGCGCACACATGGCGCTGCCGATGCTGGAATCCGGGCTTGTCTACTACCCAGACCGCGCCTGGGCTGAGAAGGTGGTCGATTACGTGGCTGCGTTCCCGACGGGTGCGCCGCCGAGTGCGGATTTGTGCGACACAATCACCCAGGCTATCAACTACGTGCGCCGCAAGGGCTGGGCGCAGCCGTCAGAAGACGACCGGCGCGACGACCTGGAAGCGCGCGACCAGACCGAAGAAGAGATTGATGATGCGCCGCCGAAGAAACGGGCGGCGTATGGATAGTCGCAAAGCCGACGCGACTCAAAAGGACTGACCGGCCTAGGCGGTGAGATGCCGCTACAGTAAACTGATCAAGCGCCTATCTCGACGGAGAGAAAAGCCGGTCACCCGCCCGGCCTGGCGCTCCTAATTCTGCGGGGCTGTGAGGGTGATGGCGATGGCGATAATGACGGCCGAAGAATGGAGCAGGCGGAACTACGTTGCATGGAACGAGTTCGCATTAGACCTAGTAAGAATTGAAGCGGATGCTGGAAGAATGACTGCTGAACAACTGCGCGACGCAGAGATTAAAATTAAGGCGCGCATCAAGGAAGGCAAGGAGCGCAGCCATGACTGACCTAACAGAGAGGGCTCTGGAAGACGCGATTGCAGAGGCGCGCGCCCTATGCGCAGAGCGAGGCGGGCGCATGTCGTTTGATCCAACGCATATCGTGTACAGGCCGTCCGACCTGGACGATCCGCGAAACGTGGTCAAGTTCCTGCGCATCAAGAAGCGAATGCGCGAAGCAGTCGATGCCAGAAGCCGAAAGACATGGGCCGACGCAACGCTAAAGGATTGGGCGCGGAAACCGTGGGCGCGCGGCCATGATTGAGCGCATCAAGATGATGTTCCCGTGGTATCGCGAGTTGCTATCTGCGAGGAAAGAGGCCGACAAGTATCGTGGTCTATTTCGGCAATGCAGATCTCACATAAGAGTAGAGGCCGCGATTACGTGCGACGAAGGAAAGATATTATCCGTCTTTGGAAGCGCGCCAACGAAGACCGAATAATCGCCGCCGAGCGAAACCACACAAACCCGCCAAGTGCGGGTTTTTTTACGCCCGAACGAGACCAAGAATGCCTAATGGCCTGACAGACACCATCGCCTTCCCCGAAGAGGAGCAGGTGACATTCGTCGAAGATGGCGGACAAGACGCGCCTATTGCAGCGCTCATCGCCATCCGGGACGAGGTGGGCGAGGAGGCGCTGACGGATGAGGAATACGCGCTCCTGTCGGATTATGAGCTACAGATGCGGCCGGTCGCCAGCGCGCAGGACCATCAGGCCAACCTCGCCGAATACGTCGATGAGCGCGACCTGAGCAAAATCGCTCTTGATGTCCTCAATTGGGTTGAGTGGGACGAGGAGAGCCGCGCCGAGTGGCAGACCATCGAGCAGAGCGGCATCCGCGCGCTTGGCGTGTCTCCGAACGTCGATGGCGGGGCTAATTTCGAAGGGGCAAGCACGGTAGTTCATCCGCTGCTTGGCGAGGCCTGCGTCCAGTTCGCTTCCCGTGCCCTGGATGTGCTATGGCCGGCAGAAGGTCCGGTCAAGTCCAAGATCCTCGGGACCATCACAGAAGACCGCCAGACCCAGGCCAAGCGTGTCGAGCAGTTCCTGAACTACCAATACACGGAATTGATGCCGGGCGCATTCGAGCAGATCGACAAGCTGCTTATTCGCCTGCCTCTCTCCGGTTCCTGCTTCATCAAGGCCTATTACGACCCGATCAACGGCGTGATGCGCTCGCTGGTCGAGCCAGCGGACTTCATCGTCCCCTATCGCGCTACCGACCTGTTGACCACGCCTCGCTATACCGAGCGCGTGCTGATGAGCCAGAACGATGTTCGGCGCCGTCAGGTGGCCGGGCTCTATCGCGATGTCGAGCTGATTGCCCCGACCGAGGACAGTCACGAGCAGAAGCGCGCCCTGGTGATTCAGGAGATTTCCGACACCGAGGGGCGCAGTGAGCAGCAGTTCGTAACCGACGACCATCGCCGCACCCTGTTCGAGTGCTATTGCGAGCTGGACCTGAATGGGTTCGAGGACGAGAAGGACGGAAAGAAAACCGGCATCGCGCTTCCCTACGTGGTGACGGTAGACAAGGACAGCCGCAAAGTCCTGTCCATCTACCGCAACTGGAAAGAGTCCGACCCGCAGAAGAAGCGCATCGTCTACCACGTCCACTACAGGTTCATGCCGGGCCTCGGGTTCTACGGCTACGGGCTCTATCACTGGATTGGCGGTATGTCTGCCGCGGCCACTGGTGCGTTGCGCGCGCTGTTGGATTCGGCCTCGTTCGCCAACCAGCAGGGCGGGTACAAAGTTGGTGACGTAGCAATCAAAGACCCGGACAAGCCCATTGCCCCTGGCGAGTTCCGCGAAGCCGCAACGGATCTGGACGACATCCGCAAGGCGCTCATTCCGTTCAACTGGAAAGAGCCGAGCGTGGTGCTCTTCAATCTGCTTGGACATCTGGAACAGCTTGGTCAGCGGTTCGCCGGCACGACTGAGGCGATGATTGGCGGCGGCACCGAAAACACGCCTGTCGGAACCATCCTGGCCCGTATCGAGCAGGGCACGAAGGTATTCACCACGATTCAAAAGCGCCTGCATCAGGCCGCCGGCCAGGAATACAAGCTGATTGCGTGGCTGGATTCCGTCTATCTGCCGGAAGAGTACCCGTATGCCGTCGAGGGCGAAGACCGCGGCGTGATGCGCTCAGATTTCGACAGCCGCATCGACGTTGTTCCCGTCTCAGACCCGAACGTCGCGAGCAACATCCAGCGCTATTTCATCTCCCAGGCGGTGATGCAGTTGGCCGCCGAGGCTCCCGACTTGTACGACAGGCGCAAGCTGCACAAGCGCGCGCTGGCGTCGCTTCGTGTGGACGACGCAGACGACCTATTGCCAGACCGCAAGGGCAAGCGACGCGACCCGGTAAGCGAGGGCGCCGCCGTAATGGTGGGTCTGCCGCTGAAAGCGTTCATTGACGAGCATCACCCGGCCCATATCGCCGTTCATCAGGCGCAGATGGCCGGCATGCCAAAAGGACCGCAGGCCGCCGCGATGATGGCGCATATCCAAGAGCACATGGCCATGCAGTACCTGATGGAAATGCAGAGAGCCACGGGCATCCGGTTCGAGATGCCGTCAGACGACGAAGACGAGCGGGAAGAATTGCCGCCCGAGGTCGAGGCGCAGATTGCCATGCGGGCTGCGCAGGCGGCGCAACAGATGATTGAGGAGCAACAGCAGCAGCCCGACCCGCAGGCCATGGCCGTCATGGCGGAGCAGCAGCGCAAAACGGCGATTGCCGAGCAGGAACAAGCCAGGAAGGACGCGCAGACGAAAGCCGACATCGAGCGCAAAGACGCCGTTGCGCTCGCCGATGTGACTCGCCAGGACCGCACCGAGGCGCAAGTGCTTCAGGAACGAATTGCGCAGCATGAAGCTGAGCTGATGGGCGAAGGACTGTGATCGGAGTCATCCGGGAAGAATTCAAACGCGCTATCGACAAAGCGATAGCGGAAAAAGCGGCGTTCATCAGCGCCGGGAAAGCAGAGTCATTCGAGCGCTACAAAGAGCTAGTGGGCGAGATTCGCGGCCTCAAGGCGGCGGCAGATTTGTTGAAAGACGTGATCAAACGACACGGGGAGATAAGTGACGATGAGTGAAGCGCCTGTACGTCCGACGGGATGGCGAATCCTGGTGGAGCCGGTGGAAATCAAGCGCGAGACCGCGGGCGGCATTGCGTTGCCTGAGGAATCGGTCCAGGCCCAAGAGTACAAGCGGTATTCGGGCGAGGTAGTGGCCATGGGCCATCTGTGCTACCGGCATGACAAATTCAAGCCGCATCCGAATGCCGATCCTATCCCGTGGTGCAAGGTTGGCGATGTCGTTGCGTTCGACAAGCACGCCGGGCAGGAGATTGTTCAGAAAACAGACGATGGCAAAGAAAAGCGCTATCGGATCATCAACGACGACAACGTGCTCGCCGTAGTCACCGACGAAGCAAGCATCGTTACGCCGATGTAAGGGGCGGACATGGCAAAAGAGAACGAAGAGCAGATCCAAGAGGAAGCCTATTCCGGCGCCGACTTCGACACCATCGAAGTGCCCGACGAGGCGAGAACCATCCTTGCAGACCAGGACGAGGCCGCCGAGCAGGAAGAGGACAAGCCCGGGCAGGAAGAAAAGCCGGTCGAGCAACAGGAGACCCGCGAAGAGCGCCAACAGCGCAAGCGCAACGACTACCAGAAGCGCCTCAATGAGTTGGTTCGGCAGAAGCACGAGGCCGAAGAACGTGCTGCCGCCGCTGAGGCAAGGGCGGAACTTCTCGAACAACGTCGCCTGGAAGCAGAGAAGGGGGCTCACGAGTCCACCACATCCCTGTTGAAGCAGCGCGAACAGGAGTTGATCGAGAGGCGCCGCATCGCCGAAGAGGTGGGCGACATGAAGTCCTACTCCGAAGTGTCGGACGAGCTGTTCAAGGTCCGAGGCCGGATGAGCGACAAACCGGCCGAGGCGGACAAGCCGGCACCTAAGAAGGTAGCACCTCCTCCGATTGCCCCCGAGGCCACGGCATGGCTTGAGACAAACGCGTGGTTCAACGACCCGAAAAACGACCATCTCGCCGCCGAGGTTGAGCGCATCGAGGGCGAGCTTATCCGCCGCGGCTACAACCTGAACAACCCGGATCAGGCCAAGCGGCTGTACGCGGAAATCGACCGTCGTATCCGCCAGTTTCCCGAGTTCGATTCGGTGCTTGGCGTGGCCGAAGAAGAGCAAGAAGAGCAAGAGCACAAGGAACCGGAAAAGAAGCCGGTTCCGCGCAGTCACATTGCGCCGCCATCGCGCGGCGGGGAAGCGCCCCAGCGCCAGAAGGCCGGGGAACTGACGCAACACGACATTCGCGCCATCAAGACGTTCGGGCTCAACCCGGAAGATCCGAAGGTGCGGGCAGCATATCTGAAGAGGAAGAGGGCGTAGTCATGGCACGAGGTGTACGGGGTAGTGGTGTTCGCGCGAGCCGCGAGCAGGAAACGCACGACGCGTTGGGCGTACATGATGACGAGGCCATTCTGTTCGAAGAGTCGGGGCCTTTGCCGACCATTCCCGCCCGTCCTGGCTATGTCCAGCGATGGGTACGAGTGGCGACCAAGCAGGGCGACGACGCGCGCAACCTTGCGCGGGCGGCACAACGCGGGTGGAAACCACGCCCGCCGGAGACGGTGCCTAAGGCATACCAGTGGCTTACGGTCAAATCGGAAGGCATGGGAGGCGTTATTGGGACGCACGATTGCATCCTGATGGAGCGCCACGAAGCCATCCAGAAGAAAGCAGAGGCCATCCAGAAACAACGGCGGCGAGACCTGGAAACCGCCGTCAAATCCAATCTGTTCCGCGAGCACCATAACATCGGCGGCGCGAGCGTCGGCATGACTCCGAATTTCGAGAGTTCCGCCAGCGTCGAGCGAGGCCGTCCTGTGCGTGTCGCGGACGACTAATCGAGGTAAGGAATCATGGCAAACGTCAACTCGCCCAGCGGGCTTCGTCCCGTTCGGCACATGACGGGCGGGGATATTCGCGTCAACGAATACTCCATCGCCTCCGCGTACAACACCAACCTGTTCCACGGCGATCCGATCCAGATGACAGGAACCGGTCGCAATGTGGCGCTTTCGGAGGTCGGCAACGTCGATAACATCGGCGTATTCGCTGGCTGCCGTTACGTCAACAGCCAGGGCGAGCAGAAGTTCAGCAAGTATTGGCCAGCCAACACCGCAGCGACCGACATCGTTGCCCTCGTCTACGACGATCCGAACATCGTGTTCGAGATCCAGTGCGACACCCTGGCGGCCGGAGACATTGGCCAGCTCATCGCCTGGAACGCCGGAACTGGCAGCACCACCACGGGCATCTCTGGCGTCTACGGCGATGTGGGCGCGGGGACCGCTTCCACCGCGAAGGCCCTTCGCCTGATGGAACTGAAGCGCTCGCCCGATAACGCCTATGGCGCCTACGCCAAGGCCTACGTCACGTTCGCGGAACACGCCCTGAAGGGCGTCGTGTCCGGCGTCGGCGGCGTGTAAAGGAGAAACGACATGGCTGTAATGACACGCGCGCAGTTCGCGAAATCGCTGCAAGACGGGCTCAATACCCTGTTCGGCCTGGAGTACGACGAGTACGCCACCGAGTTCGACCAAGTGTTCGACGTGGAGACCTCGGAGAAGGCGTTCGAGGAAGACGTTCTGCTGACCGGCCTCGGCTATGCGTCGGAGAAGTCAGAGGGTGGTGAATACGCCCAGGACGAGGGCATGGAAGGGTGGACCAAGCGTTATACCCACCGCACCGTTGCTCTCAGCTTCCGCATAACCGAGGAGGCCATCGAGGACAACCGCTACATGCAGTTGGGTCCGAAGTACACCCGCGCCCTGGCCCGCTCCCTGCGCCAGAGCCAGGAGGTGTACGCGGCCAATGTGCTCAACAACGCCACCGACGCAAACTATGCGATGGGCGATGGCAAGGCTCTCCTTGCGACCGACCATCCGCTGACTGGCGGCGGCACGCTGAGCAACATGCTGTCCACGGCGGCCGACCTGTCGGAATCTTCCCTGGAACAGATCCTCATCCAGATCCGCAAGGCGAAGGATGACCGCGGCCTGCCGGTGATGCTCAAGCCGGTCAAGCTGGTGGTGGCGCCGGAGGGCGAATACAACGCCATCCGCATCCTCGGCAACAAGGACCGCCCCGGCACCGCGGAACGCGACATCAACGCCATCGTTCGGAAGGGCGTGTTTGGCAATGACCCCGTGGTCATGACCAACCTGACCGATCCCGATGCGTGGTTCGTGAAGACGGACGTGAAGGACGGCCTGAAGGTGATTAATCGCACCAAGATGGTAGTCCCAAAGGCGACCGTCGATCCCAACACCGGCAACATCGTTTACCGGGCCCGCATGCGCTTCAGCGAAGGCGCCACCGACCCGCGCGGCGTATTCGGTTCGATGGGCGCCGGCTAACGGCCAACCAGCAAACCAACCAAACGCAGCCCCGAAAGGGGTTTTTTTACGCCTGATGGGGCTGCGAACTTTAGGTATTCCTCGCAAAGAGGACGGCACAGCCGTCTAACAGGAGCAGCAACATGGGTAGTCTCAGCAAGTTCCCCAACGGGTTCAATTCCGGCCTCGCAGTACGCGGGGTCACGGTTCTCAATTCTCACAGCGGTGACGTGTATTGGGTCGATTCGGGCGGCCTTCAGAATGGCGACGGCACGTTCACTCGCCCGTTCCTGACCATCGACACCGCAATCAACCACTGCACCGCGAACAACGGCGATGTGATTATCGTCAAGGCCGGCCATGCCGAAACGCTGGCGACCGCCTCCGCCATCACCGCAGACGTGGCCGGCGTATCCATCATCGGCCTTGGATCAGGCGCAGACCGCCCGACCCTGACCTTCAGCGACACTGCTGCGACCGTTGTTGTCTCGGCCGCTTCCGTCACCATCCAGAACATCATCACCAAGCCGTCCATCGACTCCGTGGTGAGCCCCATCGTCGTGTCCGGCGCCGATTGCTGGCTTGACATTGAGCATCAGGACGCATCGGCCGCCATTGAGGCGGTTGCCGCCATCCTGACCACTGCTGGCGCGGACCGCCTGCATGTGGATCTGAAGTACCGCGGCTTCATCGCCGGCAATGCCTGCGTCAACGCCGTCCGCCTAGTGGGTGTCGATACCGGCGACATCAATGTGGATTTCTACGGTGTGGCATCCACCGCCATCGTTGAATTCCATACTACCGCCTGCCACAACATCACCGTCAGCGGCAACCACTACAACAGCGGCACGACCGACCTGTCCAAGAACGTGGTCGATACTGTCGGCGGCTCCACCTGGAGCGTCAGCGCCTACGATTCGGCCGCCGGCCAGTCGTACAGCGGCGGTTCGGCGGTAGCTGTGGCGGGTGACGACGTGGGTGCCGTGGCCGCTGCCGTGGCTGTCATCGACGGATTCCATGACGTTCCGACTGCGGACGTGGTTACCAACGCACAGATGCGTGACGTGATCGGCAACAAGGAAGACGCAGCGGTAACTACTGTCGGGACCACCAAGAGCGTCACCGCCTACGCCAAGGGCCTGCTCAACCTTGCAAACACCGGCAATGGAACAACGTTCGTTGTCAGCAAGACGGTTACGGCCAGCGCCATCGTGGCGGCCGGTGTGGACCTGACCGGCGTGTCATCGGGTGGCGCCATCCTCATCGAAGACGTGGTGATCCAGAACGCGGCCACGCAGATGGACTCAGCGGCCAATGGCGCGACCCTTGAGATCTACACGGACAACGTTGCCGGTAGCGGCTCGTTCGTGACCGACGCGGAAGCCAATCTGCTAGCCAACGTTGTTATCTCCGGCGCGACCCATACCACCAACAACAAGGTGGTGCTGGAAACTGGCAAGAAGGTGACGGTCAAGGCGACGGGCGAGGACTTCACCTCGGCAGGCAACGTGACATTCCACATCGTTTGCCGCCGCCTCGCTGATTCCGCTGCTCTGTCCGCCGCCTAACACATCGCACCCCATGACGAGGGCGGCCTAGTGCCGCCCTTTTCGTTTCTGCCGAATTAAGGAGTTTCATCATGTTCAGCACCGAATGGTTCCTGGAACAAGCCCGCCTGGGCAACATGTACCACGCCTGCACCACGGGCGCCGTTACCCTGTCCACTGTCAACGCGACCTGCACCGGCCTCGCCCTGTCGAATCCCTACGGTTCCGGCAAAAACCTGGTGGTGGCACAGGTGCGTTTCGCCCCGTCCACCGCTCCCGCTGGCGCCGCTGTGGTAGGCCTCGCCATCTCTCCGACTGTTAGCCAGACCGCAGTCACGCACACCGCAGCCGCCGTGATTCACAACGCCATCATGACTGGCAGCAATGTGGATACCGGTGTTGGCAAGGCGGACTCTTCCGCGACCTTGCCTGATGCCCCAGTGTGGCTGCGCCCCATCTCCAGCGTGGTTGCCGCAAGTTCAATTACTCCTGGCATGTACGTCGATGAGACCAACGGCGCCATCATCCTGCCGCCCGGCACGAACCTCTCCCTGTCGTACCTGACGACTGCCGCGGTCGGCATTGCGTCGATGACCTGGGTCGAAATCAACGCCGGCTAATGCCAAGTAGGACGGGGGAGAAATCCCCCGTTCGTTTTCGGAGGTTCTATGGCGCAGGCAGTAATCACTAAATTGTTGGATGGGCCTCGAAACGCCATCCTGCATGTTTTTTTCGAGGGAGACGGGTCGGGCGAACTGACCGATTTCGTCATCGCAGATCCGGCAACAAGCTTTGATCCGGCGCTTCCCGCAGAGCCGACGCTGACGGTCGAGAAGTTGCAATACGACCTGGTGGGGTTCAATGCCAAGCTGGAGTTCGACTATCTGACCAGCGACACGCCGGTATGGGCGCTGGCCGGAGGACGAGAATCCAAGGTCGATTTCTGCAAGGCCGGCGGCATCCGCGATCGTTCCAATTCCATGGACGGACTCGGCAAGCTGAAAATCACCACCTCCGGTCTTGAGGATGGCGATTTCGGCTCTCTTCTCGTCTACCTGCGGAAGAACTGATGCTCGCTTCCGTCATCACCGCCCGCGCCGGCAAGCTTCTCCAAGACACTGGCGCAACACGCTGGACTGCCGCTTCCCTGCTGGATTACCTGAACGAAGGGCGCCGCAAGATCGTTGCGGCCGTGCCGGAGAGATTCCGCACGAGACGTGTTGTGACGTTGTCGGCCGGCGCATCGCAGTCTGCCCCGTCGGATTGTGCACATTTCTTCGGCGTGGTCCGCAACATGGGCGCGGACGGCGCGACGGATGGCGCCGTGGTGCGCGAGGTAGACCGGGCTGCGCTGATCGCGTTCTCGGCCAATTGGATGGGCACGACCGGATCAACGGTCAAGGAATACGCCATCGAGAATCCGCGGCAGCGGACCTATCTGATTAATCCCTCCATTCCGTCAACGCCAGTGGTTCAGGTTGAGATCGAGCTGGCCGCCTATCCGACCGCCCTGACGGCGACCTCAGAAGACATCGTGCTTGCCGATGAGTACGAAGTTCCGCTGCTCGCCTGGGTCATGCATCGCGCGCTGATCGAGGAAACCGAGCAGAGCGCGCCGGAGAAGGCCGCGGCCTACCTGAATCAGTACAAGATGGAGCTTGGCATCGCATGAATCTGTCCACCTTCCTGCCGGACATCTACCTAGAAGCTCCCGGATGCCCCGAATCCGTGGCGCTCAATGCGTTGCGCCATGCAATGCGTGAATTCTGCGAGCGGACCCGCGCATGGCAGGAAGATCTTGACGACATTTCCGTCATTTCAGGACAGCCTAGCTATGACATCGACGTTCCTGTCGATGCGGAACTTGTCATGGTCCTGTCGGGTAGGTACGACGGTAGCCAGTTCGACAAGATTTACACGCCGGAGGAGATGGATCGCGTTCTGGTAACGTGGAGGTCTGACACGGGAACGGGCGTCGATTACCTGATCCAGGACTGGAACACGCTGTACGTGTCTCCCATTCCAACCGCAGACGATAGCGAACCTGTATCGCTCCGCGCCGCTCTCAAGCCAACGCTTTCTGCGACTACCTGTGGCGACATCCTGGACCAATGGCGGGAAGGATTGTCTTCCGGGGCGATTGCGCGCCTCAAGATGATCACTGGCAAGCCGTGGTCAGACCCGCAGGGCGCCGTTTACCACGCAAGCCAATTCGAGACGGCCAAGCGACGGGCGCGCGTCCTGGTGCTCAACGGATTCGGCGAGCGCGCCACCGCTGTCGTGCCGCAGAAATACTAATGCCCGTCTCCGTCACCGTCTCCCTGTCATCCCTGACCGGGTCCGCGCTTGAAGGCGCCTATGTCTCGGCCAAGCTGTATACGCAAGAAGACCTTAACGACGGCGTTGTTTCGAAGGAGTTCGAAGATTCGGCGACGACCGACGCTTCTGGCGAGGCGGTCCTGTCGCTCTATCCGAACACGCTCACCGATGCCGTCAGCTATTACCGGGTTAGGGCGTGGCATCCGACAGATCGCAGGAAGATTATCGACCGCGCCGTGTGCGTGCCGAATTGGGATAGCCTGCTGGCGGACCTGGAGTATTCGTCCTGGCCACCGACAGGAGCGGTATGTACTGCTGCATCGGTAACGCAGTTGGCCGACACAGATTACCTCTTTATCCCAACGTCTGGATACGACGGAGACCTGCTGACGGCGTTCTATCAAAGCGGTTTCATCGTGACCGTTGTTGGTGGTCTTTCGCTGACGGCGGCCGAATACGTGAATGCGGCGGCGACTCAGTCATCCTGGGTTCCTGGCGTGACGGATTCCGTTATCCCGTTCTCAGAAGTCGTTGGCACAAATCAAGTCCTTCGTTCCTATGTTGCCAACAACACGGTAACTACAGAAGACGACATATCGGACTCTGAGATTGCCGTTCTGTCCGCTCTTGGTGTTCCAAACGGGTGGGTCGGATACGAAAAAACAGATTTCTACTCCTACACGATCACTGACCCTATAGGGGCCGGTGACGACACCTGCTCAATGGACTTCTACGACACCATAACGGTCCGTCAGCTTCCATCGTTCGTTGTAGAGGACGGCTCGGGCAATCAATTCACATGCCGGGCATCGTTTGCTGTAGCACCGACGGACAGCAATGTTAGGTGTCTCGGAGCCGTTAGCAACGGCGGAATCATTTTTAGGGCCTACCCCGTATGACCGTTAATGTGACTGTCACCCTGACTGACACGTCGGGTGATGCGATTTCTGGCGCCCGCGTCCAGGCCAAGCTTTTCGTCCCGGATGTCCTGACGGATTTCACTATTCCAGAGGACAGCAACGTCACTGGCGCGACTGACGTTAATGGCCAGGCAGTTCTCGCGCTGTGGCCGAACTCGGACAATACGACAGTCCAGACCTATTACCGATTCCGCGCCTGGCATCCGACGACAAAAAAGAAGATTCTTGATACCTGCGCTTACGTCGATACGGCGGCAAATCTCGAAGACATTTCCTATGCGTGCGGCGCTGCAACAAGCACATCGACAGAATGGGCGGCCCTTGCGTCTCACTTGGCAAACAACAACGCCCATAGACTGAATCCGTATATATCTGGCTCGTTTCTTTCCGCGATAGTATCTGGCGCGATGGTGTCCTATCTTGTTGCGCCAGCCGCGTTCTCGATCCCGGCTGGAGCGTCTGGCTCGCTAG